TGATAAAAGTGGTACAACTACCATCTGGATCGTCAGCAACTACCACAGTCTGATCAACCATTTTTAAATTATTGATAATCTCGTATCGTTCCCAAACCGGCATGAATGGCCTGCCTTTCTTTTTTGATAGCCATAGGTCGCTGTTGATTCCTACAACTAGCCAATCGCCTAATTTTTTAGCTTCTCTGAAATATTTGAGGTGTCCTGAATGGATAGGGTCAAAACCGCCTGTTACAAGTACAATTTTTTTCATGCAAATATTTACCACAATAATATACTCAGATAAATATTTGTATGAACGAATGGATGCACACTTTTCAAACTGAATATAAACCAAAATTGGCAATCAATGCCAGTGGTGTTAAAAGAGGGTTACTCAAAGACATTTATAATAGATCCCATGGTTTTCAAATTATATTCGATGAGCTATCAACACTTAAATCAACAGATTATCAAATTATAGAAACAGGAACTGTTAGAAATCCAAATAATTGGAAAGATGGAAACAGTGGATTTTTATTTGCTGAATTGGTAAAAATGCATGGAGGGTTTGTTCGATCTGTTGATATCGATCAATCTGCAGTCAATACTGCTAATAATTTTATAGACAATCGATATTATAGATCTTTTTGTTCTGATAGTGTGTCGTGGTTAGCATCATTATCAGATTTAAATTCTGTAAATTTGTTTTATCTAGATAGTTATGATGTCGATTGGACCAATGATGACCCAAGCGCACAACATCATTTAAAAGAATTCAAGGCGATAGAACCCTATCTATCTAATTGTATTGTTGCTATAGACGATAATGCATTTTTATCTAACGGTCAACGAACTGGCAAGGGGCGAGCCATTTATCAATATTTGGCAGAAAAAAATATATTTCCCTTATACGACGAATATCAAATAATTTACAAATTTTAATATGATTGTTGATACTACTTTATTCAATAACGAATTTCATCTATTAGATTTAAGAATCGAACTTAGTAAAAGTTATGTAGATAGGTGGATTATTTGCGAAGGCAATAGAACACTTAGCGGCAAACCTAAGCCATATTATCTCAGTGACAATATTAAAAGATACGAGCACCTGGGTGATCGATTAAAGGTTGTTAAATTAGATATTCCAGATACATGGTCAAATTGGGACATTGAAAATGGCCAACGTGCTGCATTATTATCAGGATATATGGACTGTGCAGAAGATGATGTTATCATGCATAGTGACCTAGACGAAAATTTAAATCCAGAATTATTCCCAGAGATACTTAAATTCTTAAATGAAACCAATAAGCCTGTAACATGTACTTTAGATTTTTATATCTATAAATTTGATCAAAAGGTAAATCGTAAATGGGCGGGAAATGTAGTTGCAAAAAAAAATATGTTTAAAGATCCTTGTGAACTGTATAAAGGATTACAAGCAGGTGTTGGTCACGCCCAAAAGAAAAAGAATAGAGATCATTGTGTATCATTTCCTAATGAAACAGCAGGATGGCACTGGGGGTGGATGGGAGATGATGCAAGTCTTAAATACAAAGCTGAAAGTTGTATCGAAACTCAAAACAAAGACACAGTAAAAATGTTAGAACATTTTCACGCTGGAAACACCGGCGATGCAATCAACGGCAAGACTACTACTATCTATTGTAAAAATCCAGGATATCCTGCAATCGTAGAAAAAGAATTACGTAAATTTCCATTCTGGACTAAATTTTTATAGTCGTCTATGTATTTTATTGAGAGTTTCTACTCGTTGTAATAGCTCTAAATCAACTTCTAAATCTATTGCTTCTTCAATTATAGCAGCAACGTCTTTGGGAAAACATGCGCCGCCCCAGCCGTATTGCCCATCCGGACCTGGCACATCTAAATGACTGTACCCAATCCGCCCGTCGTGCTTGGCAAGATATGCTAGATCTTCCCATTCTACTTCTTCGGCATCTGCTAATTTTTTAAAATCGTTCATAAACGTTACTCTTGTAGCAAGATAACTGTTCATTAGATATTTGTGTAATGCTGCAACTTTGATTGGAACTATAGTGAATTTATCATGTACCATCGGACGACCGTGTCTAATGACATCACGTGCTTTTACAGCCCAATCATAATCTCCACCAATCACACAACTATCAGCATTAGCATAATCTGTAGTAGCATTAGCCGCAGTTAAAAACTCCGGACAATGAACAATGTTTGGATATTCTTTTTGCAATCTTGCATATACGCTTGGCGGCGCAGTAGTTTTGCAGATAATTGGGATTGGATTATTGATAGTAACAAATAATAATTCTTTTAATGTTTGTTCTAAAATTGAACTATCGCATCGGCCGTTTTCATATAAATCTCCCGTAGGTGGACTTGGGACGCAAATAAAAATTGCATCACACCCGGTAAACTGATCAAGGCTGGCGCTATCTTCTAATTTTGGATCGCGTATAACTAAATCGTCAGAACGGTGTGCCCAACCAATAGCTTGGCCAACAAAGCCAAACCCAATGATACCTATTTTCATAGAGTTGCGTCTTCTAATCCTGCGGTTCGTAATTTTACGATGTTTGATACTTGCCATTGTTTAATGTCAAGTGCTTTGATAATGCCCAACCATTTATTACGCAGTAGGGCAAATTCGTTGATAATTTTTTCAAAGTCTACAACGTCAGCTTCGCCCTCGACAAACTTTTCACAGTCTCTCGAAGACAAAGCCCGTTGATAACTTTCTAAATACTTACGAAAATGTTGACTACGAAGACGTCTTAGTTCTATGTTTAAATATTCTAAGATACCTTCGATTTCTTGAAGTTGATTAAATCGGTTTTCAACAATACCCGGCATATTAGCCGCAGCTCTTTCTAAATTGCCTGCTACTTTAACATCTACCTTTGCCGCTATTAGTTCGGCTTCATAGTATGCTACTGCATCAGGAATATTAGAAATATCCTTGCTAACCTTATCGTACCAATTCATTAGTCCTCGTCTTCGTTGTAGTCGTAATCGTCTTCTTCAATTTCCTCACCATCAATGGAATACTCGATGGCTTGGTCCAAATATGGATCTACACCCATAAGGCCTTCTAGGACACTTTCTTTAATACCATAATCTAGTAGTGTGTTGACAAAGTCAGCAGCAACGTCTTTGCGTTGTTTTTCTGGAATATGTTCAACTACCAGTGTCCACAAGTCAGCAATTAAATCGTCTTTCATAGTTCTTCAGTCTCCGTTTCAGGTTCAACATTAGTAGTTATCACTGATTCGGTTTTTTCGCCATGTTTTGAAATATCTTCCATGGCTTTGTCAAGACCTTGATTGTCATTGCGTTCCCATGCCTTACGAAACTGTTTGATAATCTCGCCATCTTTGGTAGTGTACACAAGACTGTTTCCTTCTTTCTTGAGCATGCCTTTAGCTTCAAACAAGTCGACCAGTCCACTATATGGATTCATACCTGTTTCATAAGGAATCTTTACCTGTACACTCTCAAACGGTTTAGCGTAGCGTGTTTTCATTACCTTACAGGCAGCACGAATACCTTTAACCTCAGAGATCTTATTACCATCTTCGTCCTCTTTGAGTTTGAGTTTACGCATGGCAACTACAATACTCGACGCATAGATAAAGCCCTGACCACCACTGATCTTGTCGTCTGGATCAAACATATCCTGACTTGCGTATGTATGGTTAGTAGCAACCATACCAATATTCAAGTTACCAAACATGTTTACACAGTTACGAACAAGTGCTGTCAATGCCTTTGGCTTACGGCCCATGTCGCCTTTCATATCGCCTGCTTGAAACTGATTTACATCGGTTGGGGTAAGCAACATACCAAGACTGTCAATTACAAACAATACTTTAGGTCGAGTTGCAGGATCCATCTCTTTGTATTCAGCTACAAATTCAACGATGGTTTTTGCGACATCATCAATCATTGCCATGTTGAGTTTAAGCAGTTTATCCTCATTAGTATCAACGCCTAATGCATGTAACCATTTTTCATCAAGAGCGTTTTCAGTATCAATCAAAATAGGATAGATACCTGCTGCCTGTGCGTTTTTTACTAGGTTACCTGAACAGATAAATGATTTACCTGCACCGGATTCTCCAGCAAATACTGTAACTTTACCTAGAGGAATTCCTCGGTTAAAGTCACCGCTGATAAGATAGTTCAACGCAAAGTTATTAGTAGATACCCAATCAGTTGGATCATTAAAGCCAATACTCAATCCTTCAATAGACTTAGTAATTGACTTTCTAAATTTAGAAATATCAAATGCTTTAGCCATATTAGTTGTCCAGGTCCATTGTGTTCCACTCTTTAATTACAGCAAGAAGTTCTTCTTCTGTATTGCAGACTGTCTTGGTATTCTTCCAATCTTGTTTTTTGTCTCGTCCACCAATCTCTACCATCCATGCGTTGTCATAACGATTGATAGTGATTGATTCATTTACTTTTGCTAGTTTAGTTAGCTTTGCCATTATTATTCTCCAGAGGTATGAAAGAGAGTGCGAGACCTGCTCGCACTACTCTAGTTTAGTCTTATTGCTTTTGACGATTGCGAATCATAGCCAAGATATCTTGGGCACGACTAGCAGAACCATCGGAAGATGTTGCTTCAGCAGCCGGTGCTGGAGCAGCCTTAGCAGCCGGTGCTGGCTCATCATCAATGTCGTCAACTGGAGCTGCGGCTGCTTTGGCTGCAGGCTTATTAGGATCACCGGTTACTTGGCCCATACCTGCTGGCTTGAAGTATTGACCCCAACGATCCATATCATAGGCTTCGCCATCAACTGATGCTTCAAACATTTCCTTCATAACTTTCAACTCAACATCCGTTGGTTTCTTAGGAAGGAAGTCGCTCAAGTTGTGCAACTGGTGTGACTCTAAAGCGGCTGCTTCAACTTCTGTCAATGCACGTTCACGACGGCTCCACTTTGAAGTAGAGTAGTCAGCAAAGCCACCTTTTGATGTCTTAGCAATACGGAAGTCGACACCTTTGAGGTAGTCAGTTGGCAATTCTTCCAACTCTGGATCCATAAGTGCTGAACGGATGATTTGATAGATTTGAGGACCGATAATAAATCTACGGATTGGATTCTCTGGAGTCTTATCTTCTTTGATAGGATCTTCAACCACGAAGCCTTGGAAAATGTATGAACGCTTCTTCCAATACTTACGACCCATTTCTTCTAGACTCTTGTCTTTAAACCAACCACGTACTTCTGAAAGGATTGGACATACTGAACCGTCGTTGTACATTTCAACACAAGGTACTTGTACTTGAACTGGTTTAGAATCTGTTTCACCTTTGATACCTGCGAACGGCAATTTGATCATTGCACGTTCTACCCAGAAGAATGTATTGGCAGGGTTACCGTCTGGTAGCAAGCGAATTACTGCTTCCTTACCTTCTTGCATGTTCCAATGTGGGTAAATTGCGTTGTCTCCACCGCCGGTGGATTGTCCTGTGGACTTTGATTGTGCTTCTTGAAGTTTAGCACGAATTTCTGCGAGAGTTGCCATTTTATATGCCTCCTATGTTATGCCTTAAAATGTTTTATATGCCTTATGCACATGTTTTATTATGCGCTTTTTATTTAGTAAAGTCAAAGGATTTCTGTTTATTTTTGATTATATCTTACCAAAAGAAAAAGCGGGTCATGCCCACTTTTCCTTATATTTTGCTAATGCTAATTGCCTAGCCAACCATAATCTAAATTTTACATGGTCTGATAATTCATCTTCATGAACTATCTTACCAAACTCGCCAGCTTTTCGATTACGGCCAAATGTGACCTCATCATCAATAATGAGGTCACTATCTTCTACTCCAAAATTACTTAGTAGTAGCGGCTTTTGTGTCTGCTTTAGGTGCGTCTTTCTTAGCAGGTTCGCTTTTTGCAGGCTTAGCTGCCTCCTTGGCTGGAGCAGATGCAGCTGGTTTAGCAGCTTCTGGTGCTTTTGGGGCGTCTGCTGCGAAAGCGGACAATGCGAATGCTGATACAATGATTGCGATTACTGATTTCATTTTAAAGTTTCCTTTATGTTGTTGTACGCAAAGAATCTTCCCTGCGTATATATATAACGCTCTAGTAAGACAAAAAGTTTACACAAAAGTTTAATTTCATTTAGCCAAAAGAAAGGGCACCTAAGTGCCCAATCTAATAGAGTTCCTAATCAACTCTAACTGCTACGAACAACCTTTACCAACGAGCAAGTTCTTTAATTCTTGCTAGTTCGGAAACTTCTGGACTTGCCTGTTGTGGAGCCATTCTTTCTACCATCTTACGAGCAACATGTTCTGCCTGTTCACCAAATTTCTTGCCTACCATTGTGGCAACGCCTTCTGGGCCTTTAGGGAATGTGCCTGAATCTTTATCATAAAAGCTGTGAATAAATTCTGCAACTTCTTGAACATTCATCTGTTGTTTCATGCCTTTTTGTGCCAATGCTCTAGCACTGTCTTGGCCTGATCGATTTGGGTTGTTGGGCTTTTTAAAATTTGACTTTTCTTCATCGTCAGTATCCCACGGTGGAGAATTGTCATCATCACTATCGGCGGCTTCTTGTGGAACTTCTTCGGGCGCAGGTTCTTCTGCACCGGCTTGCGGTTCTTCTTCTTGGTAATCACCAAAGTCTAGTTGTTCTAGTACGTCTGGTGCGTTAGATTCTAACCAGTCTTTTACTAACCCTCTAACACAAGAATCATCGCCTTCGTCTTTTGCCTGTTGTTTAATTGCTTGTTCTAAACGTGGATCATTTATAATGCCGTCTAAACTTGATATAGCATTGCTGCCTTGATCGCCTGCTGGAAAATGCTGGCCAACTAATTTTTGCAATTGTTGTACTGCAATCCTTTGCTCTTCTGGATCTTGACTTTGGATTGAACTTTCTTCGCCGAGAGTCATTGCCCAATGTTCAAAACGAGCAAACGGATCTAGTGGAGTGTCTTTTAATTCTTCTACTTGGATTTCATCTTTCGAAGTCATCGCGACTATGTCGTCATAGCCTATGGTATTATCTTCCTGCATCAATCTGTATAACACAGGGAATACTGATTTAATATCTTCTTTAAAGTTTCTAATTGTGAATTTTTCAGTGAAGTCTTCTGCAACTTCTTGTGGAACTTCCATTGGTTGTCTTGCCTGGAAACTTTCTCTATATGCTTCGTAGTGACTTTGTTTGCTCAATGCCTTGATTTGTTCACGGAGATTATTTAATGCCTCAGAGCCGCGTTCAACAATACTGTTAGTATTGCTATTCATAAGATCGTTGCGAACTACATAATTACTAAAACTCTTTAATTGTGCAATTTCTTCACTCATGTTGATGATGCTTTCGCCAATTTCGTCGTATGGTTTGCCGCCATTGGCCACATGTCGTTGCATTGCACGAGCGCCAGCTAGGTGAATGAAAGGATATTTAAAACGTTCACCGTCACCGTTCTCAACAAATAGTCCAGAAATGTGTCTGCTTCTAGCACCAGGTTGCATATCATCTGCTAGTGCTTGACTGTGTTTAATAATTAAACGTGTATCTTCTAACTTTTGGTAACTGACATGTTTGTTACCATATAGTTGACTTTCACTCATAATGCTTTCTCCGACTGGGGCTTGTATAGTTGGCGCTGTTGTTTGCTTAGGAATTGCGTTTTGACTGAGGAAAGCATAATCTCTTTTATCAAGATTATCTTTAGAAATATCTCTAGTGTCAAAACTCATAAGACGTCTTTTTGCGAACTGTCTCAATTCTCTTAAAAATCCGTACCAATTTTTCTTTTGTACAAGATCCATTGATTCTGTAATATTTGTTGAAAAATAAACCTTCATGGAATTATCTTCAGCAAGACTGATACTTACATGTCCGATAGGTGTTTCACCCTCCATGTAATCAAAATCAAAAAATCTAGCCTCTTCAGGGTTGATTGTAGTAACACCTGTAGCGGCGCCTAATTTAAGCCCTTGAAAACGGCTTCTAATTTTAAAGAATAAATCGTTGGCTATATTATCTGTTGCGTCCATAGTTATATTTATCACATTATGCTTGATACAAAGATCGGCATTGGCATCTGATCTTCGGATATTCTTTCTGTCATTTTTTCGTAAATCTTAGGATCCCAGTCTGCTAGGATTTCTGCCATACGTATAATCAGCAGGGTAGCGGATACTAGGTCGTCGTGTTCGCCTGTTTTTGCCCCAAATCCAATACCGTGTGCCACATAGTTTTTAAACTCTGAAATCAAAGGCTTTGAATTGATCTTCATTTGTTTGGTTTCAACTAGGTGCTTTAATTGACTACAGGCAGCAATCTTGGTCTTATGTGTAGTATTAAACCCTTTGCGGAATCTTCTAACATGTCCTTTACGTATAGGCTCGCTTAGGAACAGCCCAGGAAATTGGTCTTCACCGATATTTTGTATACAAATAAGTGCTGATTCGCCGAGTGTATTGTTTTCTACAGAATAATAAATCTGCGGATTTCCACCTCGTTCTTCACCTCTAGTTTTGATATAGGTACAGATCTCTTTTAGATGTTTTACTTGATTTTGTACAGGAGTTAGGTTATGGTACCACTCTGCAACTTGTGTCATACTAGGCATTTCAAACACCTGAATAGCACCGTTATCGCCACCAGTACCTAAACTAGGGTCTAACGCTATTAGATAGGTTGCCTTAGGATCAACATCTTTATACCAGCGAGTTTGTCCCATTGACATCATGGGTTCAACTCCTTTCATTTCTGCTAGTTTTACTGCATTGATTAGAGTTTCGTCAAAGATCAAGAATTCGCAATCAAACTCTCGACGGAATCGTTCCTCGCCAATTTTACTGCGTTCTACTTTAGCCCACTCTTCGTCTCGATCCGGGTGTTCTGCCCAGTGTGCAAAGTAACTATAAAATCCGTTTTGACCTAATTTTGATTCGTTGCCAAATTCGTCAAACTTTTTGTTAGCTTCAGTCCAAATAAGAGCAAACTGATCTTCGTCTGAGTTTGGTGTTGATGTAATAATACATTTACCACCGGTTGATAGTGTTGGAGATAATGCAGTCCAAAATTCACGGGCTTTTTCTGGAGGTTGCACGAACGCAAACTCATCGCAATAGATCAATGAAAGAGATTTACCACGGCCTGTATTTTCTGTAGTTGTTACCGCTTGTATACGTGCTCCGTTATCATATTCAATGGTGTTTCTATTATAAGAATAAACACCAGCACGGATAAAGTCAGGAAGGTTCTCGTAACCAAAGCGATAACGATTCATAATGTCCTGCGCACCTTCATATTTGTGAGCAGCAATTAGAACTTGTGCTTCAGGTACAAACATTGTGTACCATAGCAAGTATGCACACGCACAGGTAGTCTTACCCATCTGACGCGGTAACATTGCAATAGTCTGTTTATGATCATGATAGGCTTCAATTAGCTTCTCTTGATAATCGTAAGGAACAAACGGAATTGATCCTCGCACAGGATGTTGAATTTTTAAGAAGTTCTTAGCAAAGTATAGCGGCCCCGTAACAGGGTCCATACATGCTTCTAAATGCTGTACTTCCTCAAGGGTATACTTTTGAGGAGCATGTGCTTTTTTGATTAAAACGCCGTCAAGTGATTTTGCCATACTATATTTACTGAAAAAAATAGGCTCCGAAGAGCCTATTGAGTGCTTATATTAGATTTAAGCAAATGTTAAACCAGTAAGTGCAACATTAGTTACGGTAACATCGTCTTCTGCTGTGCCTAATGCTGCACGAATAGTGTCTTCAATGTTTTCATAAGATCCATTAAAGTTTGTTGATGCACCAAAACCGTCACCTGAATCGGTTTTATTTAAGTTTACTAGGGCAACAAATCCAGTTCCTGTTGCTGCCGGGATACCTACATAATAAATCTCGGCTTCATCCTGTAGTGCTCTAACTGCTTTTGAAAAATTACTGTTAGCGGTACTATATGAAGTAGAAAAATTTATAGTTGCAGAAATAATTTTGATTGCCTGTAGTGTTGGTGTGCCAAAACTTGTGTATGGTCCTACACCCGATGCTCCATCGCCTACTAATTTTCTAGCATTAGCATCAATAGCTACTGATGTGCCTGCCGCTGTTACGCCGTATAAATCTGCCATTATTTTGCTCCTTTAGCTTCTGCTAATCTTTGTAGTAGTTCAGCACGAATCATTGATCGTAAATCGCTTTCAGGCATGGACATAGGATTGTCACCGCCTTTGTAATTGTGCTTGTACATCTGTTTAGGTTTGTGCATGTCGTTGCCATCTGGAACAGCAGCATCAACGTCTTTGTAATCTGGGCCTGCGTCGCCAGGAGCAGAATTTCCAAATGCTTCTTCTTCTTTTTCTTCTGGCTCGTCTTTTTCAGCTTCATGATCATCCATGTCATGATCACCATCGTTATCTATGTCGCCTTGAGCTTTAGAAATACCATCGCCTTTGTTATCAGCATCATTGTCGCTTGGACCGCCCATGTTATCAGCATCAGGTTCGCTATGTTTGTTCATAGAATCTGGTGCTGGAATGTCCATTGGCTCGCCTTCTGGTTCTTTATCAAAATCAGGAAGCATCTTTAGCGGTGGAAGTTCTGGTTTAATACTTGTAATGCTTGGTCCAGGTGGAATCAATGATGGCAACATTGCATCGATTGGTTCTTTGTTCATGTCTGGATTTACTTGTTTGATCAACGCCATTAGATCTTCGATATCTTCAAGACCCTGTGCGTTTAAGTTGATACTCATTGATGGTGGAGTATGTGGCTGTTCTGGTGCAGTGGCTCCCATCATAGGAGAACCGCACTCTTCAACAGGTGCCGATTGTATAGCAGCTGACTGGGACGGTTGGTCCAATTCTTTCATTCTGCTTAGTAGGTCTTGAAAATTCATGTTTTATTTTCCTTTGCGTGGATCTGGGTTACTTACCTTAGTCATAGGACCATTGGATCCCGCTTTGTCAGTTTTTGTTTTAGGTAATTTGTATTCAGACGGGCCATCTTTCTTACGTTGCTTGGCAGTCTTTTCTAAATCTTTTAAGAAACTCTTGTTAAAGTCGTCGCCAAAGTAATTTTTTACTTTTACTTTTGCAGCTTCTGAATATAATGGATCTTCTAATAATGACTCACCGCTTGGTTCAAGTGAAAATTCAGCAACATCATCTTCTGTATGATCATTGCTGTTTCTTACTTTAAAGTGAGCTTCATCTAATCCTAGTGCTTTTACACCTTCTGTAACTTCAGGTGTAGTAATTGGATATTCGCATGTTACTTCGTACATGTGTACTTCACAATTTTTTAACTCTGGAAATTCCATTGGTTGTGTTTGAATTGGTGTTTTACCAGTTTTTTCAAAACTCAACACACCAGCACCAGCTAGTTGTTCTTTGAGCTTTGACTCAAAACTTTCAGGCAAATCACCTGCTACCCTTATTTTAAAAGGGTATGTTTTTTTGCTCTCGGCAAGGTAGTCTTTGAAACTTTTCATACGTGTATTTAGTCCTTTTGACCCAATTTTTTCAGTAACTCGTTTCGATCTGTAATGATGTAACCCTGGCCGTTTAACACATCGTTTGGATCTTCGTTGTTATCTTTGTCTATCTTATATTTCTTCATTTGAAGATCGATAGCTTTTAATTTTTTATCAATTTTAGCTGTTTTTGCAGTAATAGCATTGCCCATCATAGAACTTGCCACTTCAAAAATACGGCTAGCATAACGCACTTCTACGTTCATGCCTAGATCCATTAGGTTGTCGTAGGCTTCTTCTGCTTTTGCCGCAAGCCCATCAAGTTCGCTATCATCTAAGCTATCAAGTTCTTTAATTTGAGGAAGCCCTTTGGTAATTTCAGCAACAGCTTTATAGCTGTCGTCTAGGCTGTTTACTTCTGTGTGAATTTTTTCAGGAACAGGCGCAATTTCTACTTTTGGGGAAGCTTCGTCTAAATTAAATAATTCTTCAAGTTTCTTTGTCATAGTATTACTTATCGGCGTTTAGTGCCTTGATGAAAAATATCACCTTCATTTACGATACGAAATTTAACACCTTGTTGTTTGCACCAAGCATTGGCAGCTTCCCACTTGGCCATGTTTTTAACATATTGTTCTTGATTATACTTACTTTTACCCACCTTTGCTAATAGGGTTTGGCTTTCTGGTTTTACTTCAACTACTTCGGCATGTTTAGTACCGTTCTTATCTACATAGGTAATAAAGAAATCCGGTACATATATTGTGTACTTTCCAGTTAGGGGACATCTATACGGAATCTGTATACTTTCGCTGGCCCAGTTCTGCACACCTGGATGTTCGTCTAGCATTTTCATAAAAATAAATTCCCACGAACTACGGGCCAGAGGTGCTTTTTTACCAACATATTTGTCGGTATTTTTCATTTCGAAACGACCTTGTGCAAACTTTGCCATTAGGGTGCCACACTTTTAAGTATTTCAGTTTTAGTTACACTGGTATATCTGTAACCTAGGGTCGAAGTTACCTTACGATTGTTGTTTAATACTTCACCAATCAATGCTGATAGTTGTACATCTTCGAGCCCTTTAAGTGTGTCTATAAGTTTAAACACTGACACATTGTCGTATTTGGCCTGTTTTAAAATTGCTGAAGATGTTGATATCGCTGCTTCTTTGCCAAACCCTCGACTTTCAAAAAAACCTATGGCTGCTGCTACATCATTAGAACTATATACAGCAGGTTCTATTCCATATTGATCAAAGAATAATTTTGTTGCTTCTGCGCTATCTTGCACTTCTACAGGTGGTAAATTAGTTGTTGCCATTATGCTATATTATCCCCGCCGGCCATAATCTTAGGGCTTGCTATTGTTGTATCTGTATTATTAGAATTTTTAGGAAAGGCTGCACCTACTACACCGCCTACAGTGTTTATAGCGCCTCGTATTGCTGCTGGACTGCTAAGAATACCAAGAGCTTCACGTTTTAGTCCTGCTGCTGAAAGATTATTTAAATTTTTAACGGTGTTTGCTGTTGCAATTGCTGTTCCTAAGAATCCGCCAACACTACCAAATGCTGACCCCGAGCCAACTGCACCAAATATCTGTTCTAGTCCATCTAGTACACCGCCTTGTCCTACAAGATTAGCAACACCGCCACCGGCTACACTTAGTGGACTAGGAGTATTGTCATAATGTAATGTGGCAAAGCCCATTGGACTGTCTATGGCAACTTCACCTGAACTATAACGTACTGCTTCATATTCAAAGGACATTGCGTTATCTAAAAATTCATTTGCCGATCTGTCAGTTGCACCATGAGACCAAGTTTTAATTTTTGGGTTTATATAAGTGTACCCGTTGAATCGTCTGCGACTCATGGTATAGACTGATATTGATTTAAACATGTCTACTGATTTATTATTGTCTAGGCCATATCTAAAGCTGTCAATAGGCGTGTCAGTCGCTCTATAATTGGATTTACTGTATGCCATGTCAGGATTATTTCTATCGGCAGAGTAGTAACCAAAATAGATAGCCCATAGGGCATTTATAATACCGGCACTATCATCATGGAATGTTAAATTTATAGGATCGTAATTTATATTTTTATAAATTATTTTCTTTCTGTTATACTGATTCTTAGTAACAGTGTCTAATGTATACTTGGGCAAGTCTACAGTTTTTACCAATAATCCAATTTCTTCAACGTGCTTGTTGGTAAACTGTGGTGCGTTGACTACAGTTTTATCTAATTCAAATCTCACAAAGAACATGAACTTGGTTCTAGGAGCCAAGCGCATAGTATCATCGATGAATAATCGTGTAGCGTGGCGCCAGTCGGCTAGACCACCTTTGGGGTTTGTTAGACCTTGTCCTACACCTGAAAGAAATGCTGTGAATTTATTTGCCATACAAATATTTATGCCACAAAAAAACCCGGTGTTCCCGGGTTTTTCGTATAGCGTAAACTATTACTGTGCGCCTGAACGTCCAGTAACTGCTTCACCAATTGTACGGCCAACAACTGCACCAATACCACGATCAACCCCTGCGCCATTGGCACCAGAGAATTGAACAGCGTTATCATATTTGATTGTTAGTGCAATCGATGCTGGTTCGTTAGTTGCATAGTTCATATCACCGTAGTTGGCTTCTGAAACAAAACAACCATACACTTCCCATTTTTCTAGAACGTTTGCTTCACTAGCGCCGTTGCCGCCGTCTAGTGTTTCGATGTTCATTTGGAATTTGTAATCAATACCCGAACGTGCAGATGCTTGTTCCATAAAGTCGAACTGCTTCTGAATCTGTTGTCCAACTAGTTTCTGAACTAACCCGCTTGCATCATCACGTAGGTTCAATGTTAAATCGCCCCAACTTGGTTTGCCTGCTAGTTTTACCTTCGAGTTATAAATCTCGATTGGCATTTCTTCAAATGTAACTGTTGGTCTAGTAACATCAGAAACTTGTTTGGTCAATTCTGTACTACCTTCAACACCAAAGCCTAACAATATCACTCTAAAGCGATATTTTAATTTAGGCATTAGCAATGCTGTATTGCTATTGGCGCCTGCTGGTGGAACAGAAAATCTATTTAACGATGTTAGTGACATTTAAATCTCTCCTGTATTCTTGACACGCAATGGAATGTAAATGAACTCAACTGCTTTTACGGGCACAATTGCAATATCAACATAAAGTTCGTTACGATCAACTCTACTTGCAGTGTTGTTACTTTCGTCACAAACTACAGCAAAGTCATACAACGCTCTTAAACCTACTAATTCTAGTAACAAACTTTCAACAGCACCTTTGATTTCATCTCTAGTGATCTTGTCATTTGGCTCAAACAAGTATGGGCGAGCTAGCTTGTTTAGTTGGCTGCGTAAGTACACAACTAAACGTGCTACGTTGATTCTATCTACCGCTGAAGCATTTCTTGCACGAGTCTTTTGACCAAATGCAACGTGGCCAACACCAACAAAGAACGGAATTGGATTGATCTTTAGATCATACAATACATCTCTTGTACCTTCGTTTAGTGCAACTGATTGGAATTCATTAGTTACGCTATCAATGTAGCCAACTGCTGTTGCGTTAGTAATGCCACCGCGTCTTGTTCCTGCTGGAGCAAACCATGGATAGCTAACTTGGTCGCTTAGAGCGATTGTTTTCAACATCATGTGTGATGCTGGAACAACTGCATTAGAACCACCTAAGTCTGTTGTAAATCCGTTTGGATAGTACAATGCGGAATATTCGTCATATGTTACAACACCTGCGTCGCCGTTATCAAGGGCTCCATTTGCGTTAGTACCATAGTTGATCAATGAAGTTGCATCTGCTTTTAAGCGTAACGGAGTGTCAGCGATAACAAATGATGTCAACTTACGATCAATATTCAAGTTTACCAAGTTGCTGTATACTTCTGGGTAGCCAGGAGCAGCACTTAGGTTAAAGTTACGACGTTCAGTATCACGAATCTCGCTACTTGTATCAATCAAACTCTTCAATGCTTGAACAACAACTTGACGTTGTGCCTTGCGACCAAATGTTCCTGCACCGTTTTCTTGATTAGCACTTGCTGTTACCCAGCGATCAGTTGCATAGTTTTCCATGCTTTCGCTGCTGTTGTAACGTGGGTTATCTGCGGTAACATCAATGTAGTTGTTACGATATTTTTTAACATTGCCGCCGCTTCTGCGTAAGTTCCATAGCAACATACCTTTTGGATATAGTGCAGGATCTGGTGCGTCAAAGTCTAAGAAATCGTTTGATAATAATTCAACAATAGATGCCGCTGTATTACCACTTGCACCGCTTGTACCATAACGTGCATCAGCAAATAAAATTCCTGTTTCGCCTGTTTGATCAGCAGTATCAACTAGTTGCCATGCTTTTAAATCATCACTATAACGATAGATAGTTGGATAATTTTCCATGTCAGCTGTGCTGATCCATAGGTCGTTAGTTACAAGAGCTGTGCCGTCACTTTGTGTAGTTGGCGCTGTTGCTTTAACTTGTGGGCCTGCAGGATCAGTAGTTGCAAATACCTGCTTGTAACCTTTCCATGTTGTGCCATTATGAACCATGATATCAACTTTGCTGAAGTCATTGGTATACCATAACTGTCCGTCTGTTGGCTCGTTCAGTGGTACTGTAGGACCTGCTGAAAAATTTGCTGCTGCTAATGGTTGGAAGTTTGAAGCTAGATAATCTTCAGTTGCTTCTGTTGGAAGCGCATAAAAATCAGTAGTTCCAGTTCCAGCTGCTAGACTGTAAGGAGTGAACATGATGCTCAACGGAGAACCTGTTCCGTCGGTCAATCTAAAGTCGCCACCTGCTTTGTGATAAATTTGTAATTCTGAATTAGCTGTAACTGCTGCTTCGATATTGCTAAAGCCGGCAGCATTGATTTTGCCAGCAACGTCAATTGCAGTAGCTTCCCAATCGCCGCTAACTGCGGTAAAGCTAATAAGTTTTGCAGTGTCAAGATCTTCTTGACCTACAATAGACTCTTTAATTGTGAATGTTTTTGCTCCAGTGAATGTTGTTGTTACAACATTTGAAGTAATTACTGTTGCACCTGCACGAGCACGACGCCATACTTTGTATGAAGCACTTGGCAATGTTATATCCGCACCAGAATTTTTTGGACTTGTGTAGCCGTTATATTCGTCGCTGTTATATTGAACAACGATAGAATCTACTGGAAGACCTAATCCGCCATTTGATCTATCAAGATAATAAACTGCTTCATGAGTAGAACCGTATAATGGAGCTGAGTATGAAACCCATGCTTGTGTACTGCCATTATAACGCTTTACACGCCAACGAGAACCATTGCTTGGCTCAGTTGTTTTAATCCATACAGACCCTGTTGGATAACCAGCAATAGCTGTTTGGTCAGTTATTTTATATGCTGGGACAGAAGTATGTGGAGCATGTGTCAATTTTGGTTGTAAGTATGTGCCAGGAGCAATTCCTAAATCAGCTAGAGTATCTCCGCCTGTATCATTAGCAAATACAACGGCACCACTGAGAGTTGAATCACCAGTGATATCAGTTGAACCATTTGAATAGATGTAAAGTTTGTTGTTTACTGAATTCGCTGTAACACCTTGTACTTTAGCAGTAATGTCAGCAGCCAATGTTGTTAGTTTTGCGGCAGTCGTTGCGCCGGCGCCAACTTGAACTTGTGTACCATTTACTAGGTATCTGTCACCAGTAGCTAATGTAGCTGTAGCATTACCTACTACAACAGGCCAACTTGCACACCAGTCATTAGATCCAACTTGAACCCATGTACCTGCTGCTAAAATGCCATTGCCTGGAGATTTAAAGTAAAAACGTGCAGTTTCTTTAGATGCTGTAAAGCTGCCTGTACCTTCTAGACCTTTTACTGTTTGTAAAACTACTGCATAGTCACCAATAGAACCAACAGACACACGCGGTGCATTGTTTAGTACTCTTGCATCGTCTGCATCAGTCAATACAATAGGAGTCTTAGCTGCAAATTTCTGTCCATTTGGACTTGTTTTTGCTAATGGAGAACCATTCCACTCTAAGATACCCCATGTAGTGGTTTTAGTATCAATCCACCACTTGCCGTCAGTTGGTTCCGCTCCCGGGGCTGCTGTTCTTGGCTGAAGCTGTGTTAAATCTACATCAGCTCTAATAATAAATGCTGCGTTGGAAGCACCTAAGTAGCTGTAAGCTGCTAGTAGGCCGTATTCGTTTCTTTCGCTGCCGTGTATTGGGCTACCGCTTGCTGTTTTCTCAAAGAAAGGAACACCAAAGAAATCTACTAGATCTTTTTGGCTAGTTACTTTATATGCTTTGCCAGCGTTAGCTTTAGTTGTTCCTGCCGCTGTTCCAGTGCCTGATGCATTGGACTTGTTTTGGGCTGTGGCTATAACAATAAGGGGAGTTGTACCAGGTTCAGCTGGTGTATAAAAACTCTCGTCGATTACTGTTACCTGTACGCCTGGGGAAGTTAGTGCCATTCCGTTATCTCCTGGTAATAATTTACTCTAATATATTTAGCGCCAATCAGGAAAAACGTACAGTTAGACCTATAGAAAAAGGGGCTGAAAAGGTGTAAATATTAGCATGAGGCCTATTTGCAAGTGCGGACAACGACCCCGTGCAATAAACTACAAAAAAAATAACAGAGTATACTACCGTAGCCTTTGTGAAATATGCATGGCTAACGGATTAGGTCATAATATACCTAGATGGCAACGGGCAGGATATAAGCTAAAACTACAATGTGAAAAATGCGGGTTTAAAAGCCCGCATCGTGAAATTTTTTCAGTATTTCATATTGACGGTAATTTAAACAATTGCCGTCACAGCAACTTAAAGACTGTTTGCGCTAATTGTGCTAAAGTTCTCGGAAGAGAAGGCATAACCTGGAGGCAGGGCGATCTCATTGCTGACTATTAGCTTTGACTGTTGATATAGATCATCAATAGTACCGTTGTTGTCAATGATAGTATCAAACTGTGTGCCAACCCATGCTGTTTCACTAGCATGAATTTTACGCATTTTTAATTCATTGATTGCCACATTGCTACCTTTGTTTGCATCAACAGCAGTTTGATACCAGTCTGGGAGTGCGCCTCTTTGTACCCAAACAATTTGACCACCCGCATCTCGGATACTTTGAATTTCGTTAGGGAAACGGCAATCGCTGATTACAACGCTATCTTTTGAATTACGGAGTTTATTTTCTAGACTGGCAATCCAGATATCATCATGAAATGCTTTGCGGCACACTTCAGTGCCCCAGTATTGTAAGACCCAACGTGGTGTAAGAGTAGGCATTGCTAGTCGTTGTGCCCACCAAGGATCTACTTGTTCACGCCATTCTCGGGCTTCTTTTGTGCGCCCTTCTAGCATGGTACGATCCCAACCAAATACTGCTGCCACTGCATCTTTTAACGTGCTGGCAAAACTTTCGCGTCTAAATTCATGAAAGTTTACTAGATAGTCAGCAACAGTATCTTTGCCGCTGCCAATAAAACCACAAATCCCTATAATCATATAATCTCCTAACGATAATATATGTTATACGATTTGTGAAGTAATGTCAACCGATAATGAAAGAATATCCTTGACCGCCAGGAACCAATTTCATTAGGTCGTCTGTTAGTTTATCAATTTCAGCTTGGGCTTCTGTTTTCATTGCAGAGCCGTTTAAACTGCTACCGCCTTGTGGTCCAGCAATTTGAGCAAACTTCTCACGAGCCTGTCCTAGCATCATTTTGCAGTTGGCCAATGCATAGTCTTTAATCCATTGACCTGAATACACATCATCAATCAATGCAAAATCAGGTTTGGTATTATAAACCCATAGCAATACGCTTTCGTCACTTCTAGGACGTTGCATGATAGTCAGCTTTCGAGTTTGCGGAGCCCAATTAAAATTGATAAATGCTCCAAACATTTTGCCAACCAGTTCTTGGTACTGTGCAAATAATTCGTAGGTCAACAATCCACCCATGTTAGTTGATGCTAACAAATAGGTGTTGGTGTAGGCTAGGTTAAATGGCTCAAATACTGTGCCACCGGTTCCGCCACCGGTTCTTGAACCAACAGTTCGTCTATAAATTTGACGCACCTGCTGTATTTCCTTTGGCAAAATATATTCATTTTGATCCATATGTAGCACTAGTGTAACATAGCTTTCTTCTACAGCATTGTCTGAACGCTGGCGAAAAACTGCTAGTGCTCGCTGTAATGCTGTTTCGTAGTGTTTCGGATCTAGTTCTACATCAACCATACCGTCGCCCAGCATGGTTTTGCAGTAGTCGTAAACGCTTTGTTTAGATTGGTCAGTTTGGCTCATACTGTTATTTATCGTAGCGGTAAATATACTACTATGCCAAGACTCAGCTTATACCGTCCCGAAAAGGGCAATGACTACAAATTTATAGATAAAACCATTTGGGAGATGTTCCAAGTAGGTGGCACGGATGTGCTTGTACACAAGTATCTAGGGCCTGGCAATTCTATTCAAGGAAACACTCCAAGCACTCCTGAATATTCTTCTACAAATCCTACACAAATTCAAGATCTATTATTTTTAGAAAATAGAGATCGAAAATACGATCCGGATGTTTATCAGTTGAGGGGCGTTTATAATTTACAAGATATTGACTTTAATCTAAGTCAATTTGGACTGTTCTTACAAAACGACACAGTGTTTATCACTTTTCATATCAACGATACTGTTGAAAAAATTGGTCGTAAAATAATAGCAGGAGATGTATTTGAGCTCCCTCATTTAAAAGATGAGTATGCATTAAACGATCTACAATTTGCATTAAAAAGATTTTATGTAGTAGAAGAAATCAATCGTGCAGCAGAAGGATTTTCTGTAACATGGTATCCACATTTGTATCGTGCAAAGTGCAAACCGTTAGTTGACAGTCAAGAATTCAAAGACATACTTGATCAAGTTCAAACAGATTCAAACGGTAACTCTACTAATAACACCTTGCGTGATATTATGTCAACTTACGAAAAAGAAATGCAAATTACTTCTGCAGTTCTTGATCAAGCAGAAGCTGATGCACCTAAGAGCGGTCTAGATAATACTCGCTATTATACAATACAAAAAGATCTAGCAACAGGAGAAACCAATTTAGTTTCAGCGGACAATATTACGCTCAATGCATCGTTGCAAACTCAAGCAACAGACGAAAACGGAATGCCATTGTTTGAGACTGACCTCAATGGTAATTTTATTCTAGACGAAAACAATCAAAGGATCCCTATCTATGTAGGCTCTACCGCTAGCACTATGCTACGTACTCCCGAGTACAATGACTATCCTTCCGGTTATCTTACATCAGACGGACAACCGCCTAATGGTACTTCGTTTACCGCTGGAATATCGTTTCCGTTGGCGCCGGCCGAAGGACAATTTTGCCTTCGTACTGATTATTTCCCCAATCGATTGTTTAGATGGGACAACAAACGTTGGGTTAAATTTGAGGACAATGTGCGTATGACCATGAGCAATCTAGGACCGTCTGATACAGAATCTGGAAATAGGTTTGAAGGCAAGGACAGTCGACAAACACAAAAAGGTGGATTTATCAACAATCCAACTACTTCAGTAATCAACGATAAAGTTGTTAAACAGAAACAGAGTCTTTCAAAGGCTCTAAGACCTAAGGCGGACGAATAATGGATTTTTTCTATGATGGCCAGGTACGTAGATATGTAACTCAATTCATGCGATTTTTTATTGGGTTTAAATGGCAAGCAGGCGATGGGGCACAGCAAACTATCCCTGTGACCTACGGCGACATGACTAGACAAGTTGCTGCTATTATTAGAGATAATAGCGAAAACAAAATGCCAACTGTACCTAAGATTTCATGTTATATCACAGGTATGGAACTTGATACCTCAAGATTAGCCGACGCTACCTTTGTTAGTAAAATCAATATTCGAGAAAGAGGCTATGATTTTAATGATGCCGGTGAAGCAGTTTATAACAATACACCTGGCGCAAACTATACCATAGAAAGACTAATGCCTACCCCTTACAAACTAACAATGAAAGCTGATATATGGACCAGTAACACTGACCAAAAACTTCAGTTGTTAGAACAAATTCTTGTATTTTTTAATCCAAGTTTTGAAATTCAAACCACAGACAACTATATTGATTGGACCAGTTTAAGTGTTGTAAATTTAAAAACATTAAATTTTAGTTCTAGAACAATACCTGTGGGAACAGAATCAGATATAGACATTTGCAGTTTAGAATTTGACATGCCTATTTGGGTTACAACTCCTGCTAAAGTTAAAAAACTTGGAATTGTCAAAGACATTATTGCTAACATTTTTAATGATGACGGCAGTTTGATTGGCATTGATCAATTAGAGATGGGTCTACAGCATCCTAACAGTCCTACTACGTCTACCACGTTTGATGACTTTGGTGTATTGCTATTGAAAAGCACAAACGGTCAAGCAAACGACTACGATTTATCAGTATTAGCCAACACCGAAGTGCATTTGTCAAATAGCAGTGTAGACATTCCTTATAAGAAAGGCGATCGAATAGATTGGCAGTCAGTACTACAAAAATATGGACAAGAATATCGTCCTGGCTTTAGTAGAATTTATTTTAGACAACCAAGCGGTTATGAAATCATGGGAACATTTACTGTGAACCCGATTGATCCTACATACATGGTTGTAAGCATAGATCAAGAACATCGTCCGTTAAATTCTGTAATTTACAGTTTAACAAATCCTAAAACTCCAAGTGGTGGTGGCCGTACTAGCATAGATGCTATCATTGATCCCTATAAATTTAATCCGTTAGAGCGTGTAGGTGGCCGAGATGTAGGAGTTAGATATCTAGTGTTAGATGATGTAAACAACAGCATCAATATTGGCGGACTTATGTTGTATGGCCAAGACCCGTTAGACGGCAGTTCAAGAGACGGATATGACGGTCCAGATGCTTGGAAGAACGCCAACGGAACCGATGCTGTAATCAAGGCTAATGCCATTATTGAATGGTCAGGGACAGCTTGGATTGACCTAACTCCTGAATGGAAAATTAGTTCTAAACTAGAAGCCAATCAATCTGCCGTAGTTTACAAAGAAGGCGATATTGTAAAATTTAACGATGGCATGTTCAGAGTGATCAACAATGTTACTCGAGCTAATAACTTGTATGATCCAACACAAAGCAGTGATTTCCAATCTTTCTCAATGTATATCACCAACGCTAAAACCGGCGTTCAATATACATGGGATGGTGAGCAATGGCTAAGATCGTTTGAAGGTGAATATCAATCAGGTTACTGGAGACTTGACCTAGATCCCTAATAAGTAAAGGTATGCAACAGCGTGCCGGATTACTTTTTCTTGATAAAAACACAGGTAGAATCCTTTTGATATTTGAGGATTCTAAATGGACTGTGCCCACATTTCCTAGACAGGCAGCTTTATTAGAAGATGCTCAAGGATTGTTATCTCAATATAAACAAGGAAGAATTTTACCTATTGAACTTTATCTATCAGAAGATAAAGGGTTTGAATACGGCACCTATGTATGCGTGGTAGATGGAGAATTTTTAACTATGGCAGCAGATACTATCTGTTGGAGTAGCTTGAATAACCTGCCAAAGAACCTACACACCGGTTTAAAAACCACACTAAATAATCAGCTCATCCGAGCTAAAATTGAAACTATATTGGTGCTAGAAAATGATTCCTAAATTACAATACGACGAGCGCATACAAAATGATATTATACAATATCAAGACAAAATTTCTGCTGTAACTGATACTATTTTACAATCCGAGTTAGTTGAAACTCTGTTAAAGTTAAAAGATCAAATCGTTTACCTTGATCAATATCACGAACAGATTTTTATAACTGGAAAGATCCCAAGCGAAATCCCTGAGATACGTAGCAAAGTTGCCAAGTACCGCAAGGATTTAGATGAAAAGCTAGCCCACTGGAAACAATACCAGTTGATTACGCCTGCGCTTCGCCCCAACGGAGAATAATATTTCCTGAAACTGCTGTGCCGGATGTTTTATAAACGTTGATAGCTAAAATATCTGGACCATTTGGAAAAGCTCCTCGACCACCTAACGCAGTTGTGGTCAATTCTTTCAATCCACTTAGATCCAAACTTTCTGTACCCTGTCCAGGATTACTAATGAACGAGAATACCTGTTCGCCTGGTAGTGCATAAGGTGGAACACCAAATAAGAATGTTACGTTTGATGCACCAGGAATATTAGTAGCATTTGAGTTCTGTGTAAACGTCACTAGATATTCCAAACCAGTATTAGTTGCAACGTATTCCGCAGGTCCTTGGATTCTAGACACACGAGTACCAGCAGGGAACTTGGTAACGTCCTGCACCTCAGTACCTAAAACTGCTCCACACGCTTCCCAACTTGCTTGTGTAAAATACAAGAAGTTGGTTTTAGTCTGTGTATTACCTGTTGCTGTTGTAGCAGTTTTTGTTGTCTGTGATGCACCGCTGGCCCAGTCAACGTTACCGCCCGGTGCAATTTGCGCAAAACTTGGTTGACCGCCTGCTGCAACGCCCGATAGGCCAGCCCATGTAACTCTGCCCGGATCTGTTGGATAGTTCTGTGGGTTTAACACTCCTTCAATAACGATACCACCTGTACTTGTTTCAGCAGTTACAGCAATTTGTTGCAACAACAATTGCGCTCTGTTTAACAAGTCTCTATCGCCTAGGTCGCCAGTCAACGCATTAGACACACTTGGTGCCAATCGAATCATGAACGCTGTTGTTTTTGTTGTACTGATGCTAATACCAGTAGCAGCATAGGTAAACAAATAGCCGCGATCTTCGTCGAATCGACCGTCTGTCAACAACGCACTACCCCAGTGGCTAATTGCTGGACTAATTGTAACGCTGATTAAAATTACGCCTGCGCCAGCAGCGTGACTGGTTGCACCACCTGCTGTGTAAGTTCTATTTGAACCGGCAGAATAGTTAGTGAAAGTGGTACCTCTAGAGCAACCAGTTAGTTGATCACCTGATTTACCTGTATAAGAAATAATTTCGTTATCAACATATACTGTTCCGCTAGTTGGGAACCAATAGGTGTTGGCCAATGTCAACACAGTATCTGAATTTCCGATTGCTGTTCGCAACCAAGATTTAGCACCTTCGTTTTGAACTTCGTATCTAACTGGCAAGTTAGCTGTACGCATGTACGCTTCAAAGTTGATGTTGGAGTTACGTATTCTGTGCAAGAACACAAACTTACCATCGGCACCCCTTAGCATAAACTCAATAAATCCAGCAGCGTACCATGAGTATTGAATACCGATCATCTGCATCTTTGTTGGTAAAATGTTATAGCCGCTTGGTCCATTTCCGTCGCCAGTATCTAAGTTAAAGTCTTGTTGCGGAATTAGGGTGTCTTGAGTCAAACAAAGTTTTGCACCAACTGCTGTTGTATTGCCTCTATAGTCAGGTGCAAAGAATAGCTGTGTTTGACTTGGAATAGCTGTTACAGTATGACTCATTCCTCTCAACACCACTTTATCGCCCACGTGCAATTGATCTTGGAAACGTGTTCCTGCTCCTGTTACCACGTTTGCGTTAGGCTGGCATGTTACTGTACCTGCCAATTGGAAAGTACTTGAGCGTTTGCCAACTGACAATCGCTGTCCGTCGAATTGATAGAACAATCCGTTTTGATCATCAAATGCTCCTGCACGTACAGTGGCGCCATGCCAATTTTTAACAACCACTCTAGCATCGTTACCAATAATTGCAGTAGTTGTGTTTAAAATAGCAGTTGCCCGCACACGGAATGCTCTTGAATCTTTGATACTTTCAACAACAAAGGATCCGTTGAATTCAAATGTGGTAAAACCAAAGATTTCAATTGTAGAGCCTGGTTGTAATCCGTGATCAGTATCGTCTGTTGTATAAGTGATCAAACTGTTTATGGTTAGGCCTGTTGATGTTGCACTGGCCAAGTTATAACTTGGAGCAAATAGCGCACCGGTGGTATACATAATGCCCTTACCAGACTGGTAACGAATATATTTTTTACTTTGACGAACTGCCTGCGCACCGTGTTGTGGGCCACCTGTACCTAGTTGTACACCACCGTCAAACGGACGATGTTGGAAGAATGTATCTGGTCGAGTATATACTACGCCACTAATTGGTGTACTTACCGTGATAGTACCTGTTGATCTTGCAGCGTATCTAATAGAAGTCAATGTTGGTACAGCAGTAACAATAAATGGCCCTGATGCTAGACCGTGGTTGGCAGAAGTTAGCACTAGTGAGTTAGAATTAGTAGCGTTACCAACAACTGGAAATATGCCAAGACCAGAATAGTTGTTGTAACTAACGCTTGACCAAGTTGCACTGGTGTTCATTGTTCTTGACACCCAACCAGTTCCATCGAATGAAGTTGCCGCACTGGTTGTACCGCTCATTACTGCAAGGAAGTTTTCATCGCCAAATGTTATTGAAGTCCAAGCACCGCTGGTAGGCATCGCTCCTTGCACCCATGTAGTACCTGTTGTTGAATATGCCATTACAGTAGTACCATTGGCAACGGCCACGAATCTTGAGTTACCATAAGCTACAGAACTCCAGTTCACACTCTGTGGCAATGCTGCTGAAGTCCATGTAACACCGTTATCAAACGAGTATGCGGCTGTTGTACCACCTGATGCAACTGCCACAAAGTAGGCCAATGATCCGATTAGTCCACCACTTACGCTGGTCCATGTAGCAGTAGCTGGTAGTGCGCCACCGGCTGTCCATGTTTTACCATTGATAGAATATGCACTGGCTGTGCCGCCTGATGCAACAGCTACCCAAAATCCGTTATAGTAGGCCACAGAACTCCAGTTACCAGAAGCTGGTAGCGCAGTTGAAGTCCAACCTGTACCATCTGTTGACCATGCACTGGCTGTGCCGCCTGATGCAACTGCCATATAATATCTAGTGCCTGTTCCGCCGTTATCAAAACCAGCTGCCACAGAAGTCCATGTAGCAGTGGCTGGTAAGTTACCACCGTTACTCCATGTTTGTCCGTTATCAGAATAAATTGATAGGTTTGATCCTGTTGCAACAGCAACGAATCTTCCACTTCCTGCTGTTACTGAACTCCAAGTTGCTGCTTGCGATAGCGTTCTTGTAGTTGCAGCAAACGCTGGATCTGGGCGTGAAGTAATAGACGTCAATAATGCAGCCCCCGGAACTAGTCCGTGATTATTAGCAAAGTTTATTTCGATGGTTGCAATAGCACCTGTATTCAATAGGGTATTTGCAGCAATACTGGCAGTAGTTGGATCACTCAATGTCAATGCTGGATATACCACAATTGGATCGCCAACATATACTGAGCCTGTTGCTGTTACCGCGGTGATTGCTCCACCTGTAGTGATGCCACTGACCACTAGCATCACATCATTTAATGGGGATGAGTTTCCTACTATATTTCCCAATACCTTGATTCGATTTCCAAGAATATATCCAGTACCAGGTGTAGTTGGTGTTGCAGAATACACTCCATTGTCGCTGATAATAGTAAACACTGCATTTGATCCACCAGGTGCAACATTATTACCACCTACTCCGCTGTATGTTTGATTTCCTGAAGCTCCAATAGGAGTACCTTGAACGGTGTAGTCTACAATAGCATTTGTTCCAAACGAAACACCTTGTACGTTTATTATGATATCGTTTGCTGGACTCGACCCGCCAAAACTTGTTCCTGCAAAAGTTACAATATCGCCACTTTGATAACCAGATCCACCATCGCTGAGAGTGATGTTATAGGCGCCAGTTCCGCCTGTTCTAACAACATCAAGAGTAGAGCCGCCGCCTGCACCTGATGTACTATCTTGTAACACTCCAGTATATGTTCCACCACCACTAATTGAAGTACCTGCGGTATTAAAGCCAGTAATTGTTCCGCCGCTATCCACCTGGGTGATTGTGATAGTTAAATCGTTAGCGGGACTTTGACCGCCCATTGAAGTACCCGGAATTAGAATTTGATCACTGACTCTATAGTTTTGTCCGTTACTGGCGCTGTCAATTCTACCTTGTGCTGTGTATACACCGGCAGATCTTGATACTTCAAATCTTGCATTGACACCAATTGATGGATCATTTGTTCCGGAAACCAACGTGGTTGTTTTATTTGAACCTGTTAAACTTCTATTGAATAGGCCGTCTAAATATACTCGCTGTGCTTCTACCGAAGTGATAGTTCTGGCTGTACTCGAGCCGCCATCAACAATCATACCTTGTTGCACTCCAGTAGTATCAACAAGGTCAATATAGGTATTTGCTCCACTAACTGTACTGGTCAACATCCTTGCGCTAACTGTACCAGCACCTACAGTACCGCCAATAAACGTACCTGGGGTAATCGCTGGACTGCCGCTGATTGGAGAACCTGCACTAGGTGCTGTTCCAGAATAGGCAATACCGGTCGCACCAGCCGCTGTGATAAATTGGGTGGTAATAGAACCGTTGGAACCATTACTGGCTACACTAAATGTTGGTGTACCAATTGATGCACCTGTGTAGAATCCTGCTTGTCTCAATTGAACCGAACTGGTATATAATATCTCTCCGTTGGTTGTGCCAACCTTACTGGATGAATAGTAGGTGAACGAATTAGGACTTGGCACCGAGTTTACCAAGAAACTACCTTCTGCTCTTGCAAAGCCAGAAACTCCACTACTCATGCCTCTGATAGTGATTGGAGTTCCAATGCTGAATCCATGAGGACCGTTAGTGGTCACTGTAATCAATGATGATCCAAAGCTACCAGTGTTTACTGATGCATCTGTAATTACGTTGAGTACGCCGGTGTCAGTTCCCGGAATTTCATACAACGACGGAATACTTCTTTGTAAACCTATTGCCTGCCATTTGGTAGGCTGTAGTCCGTACTCAAAGTCAGCGTCAAGCATGGCCTGTGGAGCGGCAACACGCATACGTTCGATAGCATCTGTGCCAAATTCCCAAGGACGAATCTGTTGACTGGGTTCTTCAACAAATATCTGTATTACAGATGTTGCTGTTAAATTGGTTGTATCTTGGCTAAAGGTAATTGTGGTAATACCGTCTTGAGTGTTATACCATGTTGGAAAATCTAGATCACTCAAAGGCTGTCCGTCACCGCTGCTTACACCAGTTTTATATTCTAGTCCGATGGTATTTGCATTATCAGCAAAGTTGTAAAGGATTTTACCATTGTTTGTGTCTGTGATCAGTAGCAATTCACTGCTGTCGTATTTGCCCAACAGTTTAACAGCACTAACACCATTGACCTTTGCAGGGATGCTACCAGTTCCATTTAAAATAACATTACGAAGAATCAACCATTCTGCTGTATTTCGTGTGCTTGCACCTGATTCTGCATTGGCACCATTGATGAATACTTGCGGAACTATGTTTTGTCCATATAGCGGAGTGGCCTGTGTATTTGTAAAAATAAAATTATTGATTAAATCGCGCATGTAAGTTTG